ATTCATCTTCGAGCTTCATTTATATATAGTTACATAAAAATCCCTACACACCAGTTGCTTTATAGTACTTTTCAGCAACCATCTCATGACCAGTGACGTCATGTACTTCGCCTTGGAGTGTCTTTACAATCATGAGTGTACCAACTCTGTATCCAGGCTTGATGTGATATGTCGCATCAAGGTCATTGTTGAACATTACAATTCTTACTTCGCGAGGATCCATTACACTTGAACAAATGTTAAGATCATGCTTTACAGCCAATCCTGCAATTGGAGTAAGTAGACCAGTATAACCTTTAGGAATATCGATTGAACAACCGGTTGAAACGACGCATCGTTCACCAGGGTACAGCTTGTATTCAAAGGCTGAATATAGGTCAAATCCATCGTTATTGGGTGTAGGTAAAACTGCAGTATCACAAAGTCTTGTAACGTGTAGAGCCATTATGTATATTTCACGTTTATATTCTTTAACATATAGTATGAATGCAGCTCAAGCAGCACTAAATGCTAATATTCCACTCGACACGTTTACATCAGGGGATATAAATCCATTTGATTCACTTATAGCGCAACATACGCCATTCAATATAACGCAGCGTTCAATATCTCTCAATGGAATTAATGGATATTTGGGACAAAAGATTACTGTAAATCTCAAACCAAGAGATTGTAAAGACTTGTTTACAAACATGTATATCAAGTTTTCTCTCCCCACAAGATATGATTATACACCTAGACTTGGAAGAGCCATAATATCTGAAGTGGATTTCATAGTTGGAACCACTACAATTCAGTCAAACACTGATGATTGGTATGTACTTCATGATGAATTGTTTCTTGGTGCTGATGAACAACTAGGCATTGATTATGCAGTTAATGGAAACAATGGACAATATATAGTTCCTCTCGAATTCTTCTTTTGTCAAAAGGGACACAACTTTCCAGTATGTGCAATCGATACAGACACTATAACAATTGCAATATATTTCAATAGTCAGAGTTGGATCACAAATACACCTGATACTATAGATTTGATCGATCCATATCTAATAATAGAAGAAGTAACTTTAGGTATAGAGGAACGTCTAAAACTTAGAATGAACCCAATCAAATTGTTGGTTCCACTGGCATGTAAAGAAGGTGTCGTTGAATATGTTGGAAATAGCGCACAAATACACATGTCAGCTCCGTATAATGTTACAATGATGATTTGGTTTATAAGAAATAAATTGTATGAAAGTGGTGATGCTAGATATTATCCATATAGATATTCATATGGATATACATCACAATATATAAATGCTTCTGTCCCAGTCACATTCTTCAATGGATCTACATACAATTATATAGATACATTATCAACAACAACCATTTGGCTCAATAAACATAATCTTTTAAAATTCAATCCAGATGGTCTCTATCACTCTGTTAAACAACCTGTTGATCACGGTCTTTCATTACCAACAAAAAATATGTACATGTATTGTTTTACAGAAAAACCGAGTGAATTTGATACAAGTGGATCAATAAATTTTGCAAAATATGATTATGCAACAACATATATTGATATAGCATTCAATGCCGCATATGCCCCTGAAATAGAATCAAATTATTCATTAAACATGTATTATTATGGATATATACCTCTAAAGATTCAAAATGGGTTTTGCGGATTCTAATAATCTAAATTTAGTTTTCGTGTTGTGAAACTTGTTATTGCGCCATCTGGCTGAATATCATAGACAAGTTCATAGTTTTTATTATTTGTACCAGTCAATATTCCAACATACGTACAGCGAGTCGAGTGATCCTTTGCTACACTCCATGCATAATTAATTGCGCCTATAACTTTTTCAGCATTGCCCCAGTAAATGTCATGTGTACTTACAGCACTTATCAAATCTTGAACGCGATTAACCTTGAACAGCTTTGCAGCATCCTCATAATCAATAAGTGCCATTTCTATAGTATTATAATGTATGTAAACTTTAACATGGAAAGATTTTCTATGAAAACACAACAGTTTTCATTTGCATACCCAGTCAGTCTTGGACAAGATATATCAATTCCTTTACCACCATATGGTCAGTATATTAACAGTGTATTCATCCGAATGCCAAATACTTTTACAGGGAATGTCATTCAGTCTTTTGGGACATTCGTATATGATACTATTGAACTAAAATCTGGAGACAATGTCATTGAGAGACTGTATGGAGAGACTGAATTCATAAACAATGAACTCTCAATTCCACTTCAGAGAAGGCCAGGACTTTCAAAAATTGTTGGAAATTTAGAAGAGTATTCACCCCCATTATCTGAATATTATATACCAATACCAATAACAATCAAACCTCCAACATCAATACCCCTTTCTATTCATATGATTCTTCAAGATCCTTCACACATAATGACTGTTCCATATATTCAAACATTAAATATATATATACTTGTTGAATATATATATACATTATATGTTCCTACATCATATAAATATTTAACAAGACATTATCAAAGACTTTTATTTACAATCAATCCTCATGAAACTACTTTGAAGATTATAACATCATTCACTAATTATATAAAAGAATTGTTTTGGGTCATAGGGGCAGTTCCATACAATGATGACATCATAGATCTTAGTCTCATGCTAGGTGATGTAGAATATTTAAGTAGAACAGTTGCTAATAATACATATCTAAGTGTTATACAACCATATCAATATCATACAAGAGTATCAAATACAAGTATATATTCATATTCTTTTGCTTTGTTTCCAGAAAAAAAGATATTATCAGGTGAAATGATTTCAGCAACACAGATTCATCAAATAAATGTAGTTCCTAGAAATTATAAAAGAACATTAACAATATATGCTGATACATATAATATATGTACAATCAATGGATCAAATATATCAATGATGTATGAAACTAATGCATCAGGTTTTAAAAATACATAAGAATATATCAGGATGGATTCATTCTTTGATCCACCAAAACAATCATCTCACACATTCACTACTCAGACGCTTCTTTTACCATTTGATACAGCAGTTGGTTTTGGTACAAATCCTATATGCACAATATCAAAGTCTGGGCAGACAATTAAAGACATTACACTAAAGACTACACTTGGACCTTTGTACTCTGTTCCATCTAATGGATATGTATTTCCTACAATACCTTCAGATACAGATATATATGATATATATGGTGGAAGACCTGTAGGAAGGGGTTCTGGAAACGTACAATTTTACAATACACAAACACTTTTATTATGGTTTATTTCTCTTAGAGATATAGTTGTTTCATTTGATGGGACAAGATTTCAATTTAGGAATGTAGACGGTGTAGGGTTTGCATCTGAAATGTCAGCACAATTTTGGGGGTTCAATATAGCTCTATGTGATGCAATAATTGATCATAAATATATATTCTATTCTACTACATCTCAATTATCACTTGTTCAAAGTGGTTGGAATGTAGGGTTTACACCTACTCCCCCTGGTTATGGTTATGTAGATTCTGTAGGACAGGTGCTAGTAAAAAATGCAACACTTACTTTTGGAAGACAATATATAGAATCTACAATGTCTGACATTCTTATAACACAGGATGATTTAGAAGTTCCATTAGAAAATCAGGCTGCACTGACACTCTTGGTTGGTAAAAATGATAATACTACACCAATCCAAAATAGAATATATTATACAAAGTTAAACTTTGATACTATACCACTGAGTACGCTTTATAATTCAACAGTTCAATTACAAGTTAATTTTGATACATTCAGTAAAGTGTCAAAGGTTCCACAGACAACTGGTATAACTGACCCAAACTCGTACAATTTTACAGCTATAGGAGGCCATGCGGGTACAAGACAAGTCTTATATTGGAATGATTATATAATTATTCAACGATATGCTGATGGTGTACTTTTAATATTTAATATATATACATATGAACATATATTCTGGGCTCCAGCTACACAGAACATTAATATGTTAGTTCTAGTTGGAGATTTAATATATTCTTACAATGGTAATGTATTAATATATGTTAATATTAATGATGTTATAAATACATATGTTTATGATTGGACTATAAGTAGTTTTGATTGGGGGAATGCAAATCGAACAATATCAAGTGAAAAAGAAGGAATACATTCTTTGAATGTAAGTGGATATGATATAATCATGTCTTATTTTTTGAATCAAGATATATATTGGGTTATTTATAATACACATACCGATATCGACGATCCATATGGTTATACTTCTAGTCTTGTAAGTTTCAAAGAATTTTTCAGTATTTCAGATGATGTAACCACTACAAATGATGGCGTAGGTGTTTTTACTGATGGACTCACATATTATATATGTGTATTTGGTGAATTATATAGTTTAGTAGATCCTCAAAATACAAATTATAATATTGGAACAATTCCATTACCAATTGGAAGAGTATATAATACTAGTGTTTTTGACGGTACATACTTTTACTTTGGAAGTGCAGAAGGCATGATGAAATTTGATGGTTCAAACTTTATTGTGTATACATATCCTGGCAAGCCTTTGTGCTATGATGGAACCTATGTTTATTTTATAGATTCTTCTACATTATATTCATACAATATATTTTCAGAATTCGATCAAGATTCTGCATGGACAATAGTTAATAATTTAGGTGCATTATTAAATAAACCTGATTACTTCTTTTACACGAGTGGAATTGTGGCAGGTCCAAGATTTAATTATTTAACTACTGATGGTGGTATATATCAATTTGATCCTGTACCAATTATTCCATTCATTCAATCTGAAGTAATGATTGAATATGTAGATTATAATGTATATCCTCAACTACAATATACAAATCTAATCAAACAAAATGATTTGAATACATTCATAATACAACCAAACACAACAACATCTAGATATAATCTTGTATTCAATGACCCAGTGCGTGAATTTTGGATAGAGAGTGATGCACATATAAGCCGCATAACACTTGAACTAAATGGATATGTATTGTTTGATGAGAGTTATACATCATTATTTGTGATACGACCATTTCAATATCATACTATAACACCAAGTAAAACTACAGGAGTATATTCTTTTGCACTCGACCCCGAGAAACTATCAGGCGTTTTAAACATTTCTCGATTCGGAAGTGTTATTATTACAGTATACAACACAAAAAGCACATCATCACAGAGTATAAATATATATTCCAGGTCATATAATTTGCTTCACTGTTCAGGGGGTATTGGTGCTCTTGTATATAATTAATATATGTATATAGTATAAATGATTGTAAAAAGAATCGGTAGTAAGGTTGAAGTTTATAACGGAACTGCACGCATGACACCAGGGGGTGTTACAAAGTCTGGTATAGTGCACGAAGATGGGCGGTACAAGTTTAAGAGTAAGATTAGAGCAGCACGAAGAAACCCAGCACTCATGACTCGCGCCAGGGCAGTTAAAAGAATTGCGTCAGCTATGAGACGGAGAGGTGAAAGACCCAGGGGAATAATTGTGCTCCCATAAATATTTTCTAGTGTAATAATAAATGAGTGTCGTTCGAAGAGAACATCGTCGCAGGCTTGAACACAAAGAGCGTGCCCGCAGATACTACCGTGAGCACAGAGAGCACATTCTATCAATGGCTCGCAGACGCAGACGTGCAGCAGGGGTTGGTTCTCGCCGCCGCCGAACCCACTCAGCAAAACGGGCTCATGCTCGCACCTACTACAGAGAGCACAGAGAGCACATTCTATCAATGGCTCGCAGACGCAGACGTGCAGCAGGAGTTGGTTCTCGTCGTCGCAGACACCACGAAGATTTTGGTAGAGAACTCGGTGAAATGTTCAGAGAGCGAAGAGTGCGCAGAAACCGAGGTGTCAGACGTGGACCTCGCCACTTTCCACGCAGCACTGGTCTATTCATGTAGATAGTTCAATGACACATTCTTGCTTTTCAATGTACATTAGCTGATAGGTGCGAATTAGAAAGCCATAAAAACCTTTAAAATGGTATACACCATTAATTTCAACGATACATTTTACAGTGTATCCTTGAAATTTATCATCACATAAATCAGCCTCGTCAATCTCTCTATTCTTGTTAAAAATCCATGATGCAGGATCAACCTTTAGTTTGATTGTACCAGAAGACAATGTGCTAGACCAAGGCGTTCGTTTGAAGCAATTCTCCAATTTTCCAAACCAATCTATAAACTCTTGATTATCAATTGACAATGATATTTTATAATCATCTCTTTCACTATATCTTGATAATCCATATATACACATAGAATCTGGAATCTGAAACCTCAGAGGTTCTTTAAATTTAAAATTTGTCGTTTGATTTACATCGCCAATTTCTAGTGAATTAAAGTCAACATCAGACCACAACATATATATAAACATTTCACTATCTTTATCTGTATGTCTCCCAAGAAGAAGATTCCAAAAGCTTTGAGAAATCAAGTGTGGTTAACCTATGTCGGAAAGAAATTCGAGGCGAGATGTTGGGTTGACTGGTGTCAGAATATCATAACACCATTCAATTGGGAATGTGGTCATAACACCCCAGAGAGCAAAGGTGGCACTCTCGACATTGACAACTTGCGACCTTTGTGCTCAACCTGCAATGGGTCTATGGGTGATCAATATACTATAGATGAATTTTCTAGACTCAGTTCAGTTCCTGTAAAGAATGTGTTTAGCTGTTACAAGTGGAAGGGTTCAGGCTGAACAAGATGTACACTCTCTCGTACATGCTATAGTCACCTGAATAGCTTGTGTCTTTGGTCGAGTTCTCAGATAGTACAAACCAGTCTTTAGTCCCTTTTTCCAACCATACATAAGCATAGAACTAACTTTTGTCTCTGTTGCATCTTCCAGGTGTAGATTCATAGACTGAGATTGATCGATATATGGTGTTCTATCTGAAGCCATGTCTATAATTACTTTTTGTGAAATCTCCCAAACAGTCTTGTAGAGCTCTTTCAGTTTGTCAGGAATATTTAGATTTTCAACAGAACCATTGTTTTGAATAATTGCGTCTTTCGTATCTTTGTTCCATAGTCCCATATCCACCAAATCCTTTACGAGATGTTTGTTCATGACTATAAACTCTCCAGCCAGTGTTCTCCTCACATACATGTTTGAAGTGTATGGCTCAAAGCATTCGTTATTTCCTAAAATCTGACTTGTTGAAGCTGTTGGCATTGGAGCAACCAAGAGAGAGTTTCTCAACCCATATTTACAAACTCCTTCTCTCAAAACTGCTGGTATGCAATCTACATTGCATGAATCAGTGTGAAATACTCCACAATCGATTGGACACCCTCGATATGATTCGTAGCATCCGTAGAGACGAGCTTGTTCACAAGACTCTTCGAGAGCTGAAAGGTAGATGGTTTTGAAAATGTCAATATTCAATTGTCTCGACTCCTTTGACCCCCACGCATACTTTAGCATCATGAAGACGTCAGCCAAGCCTTGAACACCAATTGCAATCGGTCTATGCTTTGTGTTTGAATTCTCAGATGCAAGTGTTGGATAAAAGTTGTTGTCAATCACTTTATTCAGATTTCTCACCAATATTCTAGTGACAACTTTCAACTCTTCAAAGTCAAACTTTGAATCCTTGATCATTTTTGGAAGAGATATAGACGCCAAGTTGCATACAGCAGTCTCTGCTGGGTTTGAGTACTCTGTTATTTCACAACATAAATTGCTCGACTTTATTGTTCCTAGATTTTGTTGATTGCTATTTCTGTTGATTCGATCCTTGTAGAGCATATAAGGCGTACCAGTTTCAACTTGAGACTTTATCATTGCATTCCACACATCTCTAGCTTTTACAATCTTCTTAAACTTCTTCTCAGACACATACTTGTAATACAAAATGTCAAACTCTTCATCGAAAACATCTGAAAGTCCTGGACACTCGTCAGGACACATGAGGTACCAGTTGATGTCATCATGTACTGCCCTCATGAACATGTCTGGAATCCAAAGAGCAGTAAACAAGTCTCTGCAACGTGCTTCTTCATCACCTTGGTTGAGTCTGAGCTCTAGAAAGTCCATAATGTCTGCATGCCACGGTTCTAAATACACTGCAATCGCACCCTTTCTATGTCCTCCTTGATTCACATACCTCGCAGTGTTGTTGTACACTCTCAACATTGGTATGATGCCATCAGACAATCCATTCGTACCTCGTATCTGAGACCCCTTTGCTCGAATGTCATGAATATGTACTCCTATTCCACCTGACCACTTTGAAATTTGAGCACACTCTTTTATCGTGTCATATATTCCATTGATCGAATCTCCTTTGGACGCGACGAGAAAACAAGATGACATTTGAGGATTTGGTGTACCTGCATTGAACAGTGTTGGTGAAGCATGTATAAAATAGTGTCTCGACATGTATTCATACGTCTCTTTGACTCTAGAAATGTCATCCTTGTGAATTGCTATAGCAACCCTCATAAACATGTATTGAGGTGTTTCATTGGGCATGAGATATCCATTCATAAGAGTCTTGAATCCAAAATATGTAAAATCAAAATCCCGTTCATGATGAATGAATGTATCATGAGTGAGAGACAGATATTTTATAAAATCACGAGATAGTAATGTACGATTTATAATCATTGCATCTGTGAAACATCTTGGTGTTTTCTTTTGAAGATTTGAAGCCAGGATTCTTGAAGCGAGTTTATCGTAATCAGGGTGCTCAGTAGTCATTGATGATGCTACATCTGCAGACAGCGAGTCGATCGTATGAGTGTGCATCTGGTCAATCATAGAGCCAAATACTCTCTGAGCAACCTTGTGTGGATTGACATTTAGATTTGTACATAGTTTTTCAATTCTATGTGTAACCTTGTCAAAGCTGACTGATTCTGCATTTCCATTTCTCTTGATGACAATCATTGTTATTATATATGTTGTTTATATTTTTATATCATTGTATACTAATGGCTACAAAGACTCAAATCTATCAAGCATTCTTTTCTGATCAGAATGTTTCATATTTACAGAATGCTATTGTAGATGCTATACTCGACCAACAGAATATTCAGACCCAGCCACAAAACAGGACGAGTCTACAGGTTATGATGCAAACTATATTTGCTCAGTTGAGACCAAGCGATATATCACAGTTGAATTCGATAAATCAGGAGGTTGTTGATAGAGCAGTTGCACACATGACACCTCAGCTCAAGAATTACAAGTTTAATCAGGATAACATGGGGAGACTACCAATACCAATGGCTCTCCCTATGAATGTTAGAGCTACAGGTTTAAAGACTGGTTTAATGAAAACCGGCGTTTAAAGCATAGACATTCTATATATACAAGATGAATCAATACAAGTATGAAACTGCAGAAATTTGTAAGAGGAATGGGTGGGACAAGGTTTCTCTCGAAAGAGTTTTTCTATTATATGTAGAAGAATGTGGAGAGTTGGCTTCAGCAATAAGACATCATATGAAGTATTGTATGAAGACAAACACTTCGAAAAATAATGGTCTAGATGTAGTCTTGGAAATGGGTGATGTATTTAGTTATCTTTTTCAGTTGTCATATATGCTAGGGATTGATCTCGATGAAATGTGGTCTTTACACAAGAATAAGGTTAAAAAGAAAATGTATGTATATAACAATGGATTTAAAAGCACTAAAGAATAATACATCCTTTCTAGATTATCCTTTCAATTCTCAGCTTTCGTTTCCAGGTGTCGCTTATAATGGTGCTCTTTTGCCACATACTACATCTAAATATGCTCCTTTAACTGTAAAACCCAATGTTATAGTTCCAGGTGACTATATCCCAATATCTACAACTGGACGAGGCTTTATACCACCACCATCGTATCCACCTCGTGTATATGACAATGCATACTCAAGGGGGAATAACGTATTTCACGAGTCTCATTAAACTTTGCTCTTTACAACCTTTGTGAGTGTTTTAGCAAGATAGTCTTTATTATCAGCGAATTTGACTTTCAAACCATCTGAACACTCATGTTCTTTAAGGCCTATGCAAAACGAACAGTACATGTTTGAACAGTATTTACATGACAGCATTGTAATTCTTTTTTTACAAATACACTTCATATATATATATATAAGATTAAATAATATCACACAATCCGTATAATCTCTTTTGCTCTACTTGGTCCCAAAAACGTTTCATGACTGGAAGATACTTTTCAAACCATCCTCTATCTCTCTTTATTTCAGTCACTACAAATTCCTCCTTCCCAAACACTTGAGCTGGTTTGTACTGAATGAAATGACACATTTCCAAATCTAAAATCTCCATCAGTAATTGGACTTGTGGAACATAATGTTTTGGAACATCTTTTTTTATTTCTCGTTTTGGAGGACACTTTATTTCCAGTAGAATACCATCTTCTGTGATTCCATCTGCAGAGCCACCTAACCATGGTATAGTTGGGTGTTGAACCAATCCGAGATCGAATGCTTTGGGATTTTTGTGTTGTGAAAGACCCATATCATATGCTCTTTCACAGTACAAATCTCTTGCTTCAGACTCGTACTTTTCACCATGAAGAGTATATTCATTCCCTTTGAATGCATTCTTGGACTTGAAGCACTTTTTCAATAAAAGACTTTGTGAATTTCGTTCGTATGGATTCAATCCAATAACAGTGGCAACGTCTGAAGCTGTGAGCATTGTACCTCTCAATCTAAGCCATTCAGCACTTTTTTGTGCATCAAACTTTACTTCTAAAAGCTCAGCGACTCTTGGATGCATGGTTAGGAATAAAGATGTTGTGGGTTTTAATTGCATCTTTAGCAGCTTCTTGCTGAGACTGCCTTTTCGTCTTTCCATATCCCATTCCTTTTTGGACACCTTCTATAAATACTATAGATCTAAATACATCTCTTGTCTGCACTTCAATATACAATGGATTTTGAATCTTTTGTGCTTGACAATATCTCATCAACATATCTTTATAATTATCATCTATGAATGATACTGTATATCTTTCAAGAATATTCAATATAAAATCTCTAGCATACACCAACCCCTTGTCTTGATATATTGCACCCACAAAAGCTTCAAATACATCTTCAAGAATCTTGTCATTATTATTCCACTCATTTCTCAAAGCTTTTTCATCCATCATGATGTATGTATTAAACAAGAGAGATCGAGAAAATGCAGCAAGAGTTTCTGATCGTTCAATCTTTGTTCTAGCACGTGTTAAAAAGCCTTCATCTTCATTTGGAAATTTTTCATACAAGTATTTGGTCACAACAAATTTTATTACAGCATCACCTATAAATTCAAGTCGTTCATAGTGAACATCCTTATTAAAGGACTTGTGAGTAAATGCTTGTATGTACAAGGATATATTATTAATCTTTGTACCTACAAGTGTTTCAATTTCTTGTAGACTAATCATATAATGTACGAATGTTTTATTTTTAAGCCTTTTTTACTACTCGAGGACGCTTTGGCTTTGTAGTCTCAGCAGGGTGTGACTCTGGCTCTACTGGTTCATCCTTGACATAGTGACGATTGAGAAATGTTTGAAGATTCATAAATGTAACCTTTGTCCCTTCTGGTGGTGTAAGAAGAGCCTTGAGTGTGTCATTCATAAGAATCTCCTGACCATTCTTCAGATTGTTGAGCTTGGCGTACTCGTTAATCTTTGTGGTAACCTCAGAACGAGAAATCTTTTGATCAGGCTCGAGGTTGAGAATGCTACGTAGCTCTTGTGTGACATTCAGTGGCTTTTTGAATCCATTGTGCTCAGAACGAAGCTTAGCCTTTTCACCGTCTGGATCATCCAGGAGCTTGAAAACCTTGTGGAGTTCGCGACGAATAACCTTGAGTTCCTTCATGAGAGTATCCATATCAGTAGACATTATACATGTATAAAGCTCGCTTTCTTTAAATAATTATTTTGTGAGTAATAAGTACATGGAGTTTGCAGAGCCTCAGAAGCTCCAAGATGGACGATATTTCGTAAAGGCTACTGGCGTAAACAAGTTTCAGCTAAACAACTGTAATGCACCAGCTGGGTTTCAGACTTATATTTTGACCAAGGATTCAGTTGAAAAGGTTAAGAATCTAGAGACTATGATTCTTCAGGCTGCACTAGAGAATTCAAAGTCTTGGTTCGGTCAAGAGGTTCCAGAGAAAAAGATTGAAAAGGCTTTTGATTCACCTCTAGATGGAAACATTCTTGAGGTTCCTCTCTACAAGCTTAGAGGTGAAGTTTTGACAAAGTTTTGGTCCAGCGACAGGACTGATAAGGATATGGATTCAGAGTGGGACAAGATTGACATTATAGTAGAGGTTCTAGGTCTTAAAATTGCAAAAAAGAATTTTGAACCAGTCATGCGCATCCTTCAAGTCAAGGATAGTGCACCATCAAAGGTGCAAGAATATATGTTTATTGATGATGATGATCTTTCAGACATTCTCAACTAATTTTTTATACCAGTATATATAAATGGCAAAGAATGAAACTCTTATGTATATTGGACTAGCCCTTGTCGCCATTTTGATACTCAACAATAACAACTCCAAGTACAAGATTCGACGAACAAGCAGATATGAATCAAGACCACCCCCTCCACCTCCACCTCCACCTCCACCTCCAGCCCCATC